ACGGTCACGATGCTTGCAAACCGTTCCATCATTGCCTTGGACTTGTATGTATCCATTGCGTTAATCATCTGTAGCAAGGTCGGTGTTACAAACAAATACCGGCCCGTTTCGGTGACTTCTGCTTCGTCGAGGGCGATGTTTGCGGTCATGATAGCGTCGGTGATGTCCGTCACGGTCGCAAAGGTTTCCTGCTTCTTCTGGATTCCGGTTGTGCCTGCATACTGTGCAAACCGCATTGCATCCATTTCCGGTACAACCTTTGTTCGCATAAACTCGGAGGACAGCAGACCAAACGCCAGTGCAATAGATTCTTCGTCGTCCATTGCGTCAACCGCAAACTTTCTGCCACGGTCGTAGTTCGGCTTTTTGGTTTCCCATTCTAGCTTAACATCTCCGGCAGCGTAGCCCTCTGTGCGGCTGTAATCGCCCAATCCGTCCATGTCATACTTCGGAATCTTAAATTCCCCGGTGTCCTTTGTCATTGTGACAATGTCACTGCCGCTGTCCAGCACCATGGTCTTAGAGGACTGTTTGTAGACCTCGTCCAGCATGGTGACGCATTTTGTCGCCAATTCAATTGCATTTGCCATTTATTATATCATCCTTTCATTATTTGTTGTCGGCCGGCAAGCCCATGACCTTCCGCAGGCGTTTATCAAATGCATCGCCTGTGCTGGAAAATCCTGGCGTACTGCCCAGAAATGGTTTCGGCGGTTCTTCTGCTGCAAACGCATCCGGACAGGTCTTTTTCAGTTCCTGCACGGTTTCTGTTCCGCCTGTCAGGTTGCCCTTGTCGTCAAACTGCAGCTGCTTGCTGATAATCTGGTTGGTTAGGTATTCCGCATAGACATCATTTTTCATACCTTGCTTTCGCACAAACGCTGCTACATTGTCCCGGTATTCCTTGGTTTTGCGGTCAGCCTCTGCCTGTTCATACTTCTGCTGCCAGTCAGCAGCGGACTGCTTAATGCCATCAATATCCATCTTTTCAAAGGACGACAGCTTTTCCGCCGTTTCTTTCAGACTGGTTCTTGCTGCATCCAACTGTTCCTGTAAGGCGGTGTATTCCGCTGCAGTATAGGTCTTTTCCGGCTGTTCTGCCTCCTGCTGCTTGGTTTCTTCTGCCATTTTTGCAACTCCTTTCTGTTTTTGGGTATCAAAAAAGCACCTGATTGCTCAGATGCTGATTTGTTAATAATATAAGAGCGCCGTACCCGCAGGCTTGTTTGTTCTTGGTTTCCGTCCCTCCGCCAGTTTTTGCCCATGGTCGGGGCGTTTTTATCTAAAAATTCGTTCAAGCACTTCTCTTAGTTCGATGGCATCAGGTTCAAGCAAGGTTGTTCTTATCTTTTCTCGCATGTCAACCACCTTGTCTGTTTCAAACACAATGCAGAGCTTGTTGAAACCGTCGGAATCCTGTCTGTTTTCAGCGAAATACACACCTTCCAGCTTTACACCGCCAACATACAGAGCCCCACTTTTGCCGATAAAAATAGGCGTGTATCCCAACCTTGTCTTGCTTGTCCAAATAGGCTTGCTTCCTGCTTTAAACCTATCTCTTTCTGTGTCTTTCCGCATTGCAGCGATTTCTTCGTCTGTGAGTCCGTCATAGTCTGCAGGGTCGTAATAGTAGTTCATTTCGTGTAGCTCCTTTGCAATCGCCATTTTCAACTCCGTTACTTTTAATAAATCAGATGTAGATTCACAACAATTAGCTGCACTTATTATAATGTCTTCTATATCTTTTAAAAATGCAGCATATTCCTTATCTGTCATCACAAATCCTCCTCATGGCATGAAAAAAGCACCTCACCGAGATGCTTTTGCACTCTTTTTGCTCTCTTTTTGCACTCTTTTCGCCGCATGCACCGCTTTTTGTGCCTCGCTCCGGCTAAATCCTAACACTTGCTCTCTAAACTTGTCACGGTCTTGCCCGGTCTGATTGCAGAATGCTTGCAAATCCTTTTCGGCTGCTTTCAGCTTTGCGGCGGTTGCCTGATAATCTGCCGTGGCAGCTTCTTTCAGTTCTGGCTTGTCTGTCAGTTCAGCAGCTTGCTGCATGCTCATGGTCTGCCGTTTCAGCTTCCGGACGTTCCGTTCTCTGGCTCGCTGCATCTGGCTGATTTCGTATTCGGTGTATTTCTCACCGTTCCATGCAATCCGCTTTTCGTCCAGCTGTTCCAATTCTTTTTTGGTATAGTTTGGCGTAGATAGCCCCGAAAAATACGGAAACCAGTCGTGACGGCAATTCCATCCGCGGAAACCATCGCCGTCACCATAGCCAATACCACGCAGCGACCAGACTTTTAGCCCGTCTATGGTCTTTCCAACGTCTTTCCCGGTCAGGCTGACCAGTTGCCCTTGCCATCTTGCATGCTCTGGTCTTGCACCGCTGTGGGCTGTAATCTCCATCAAATAGCAGCCATTATCTTCCGCGTTGGTCTTGCTTACCTCTGCTGCCGTCTGTCCGACACCTGTCAACGCTGCACGGCGGATTGCAGCATCCAGCTTGTCAACGTGTCCGGATGGATATGTGACTGACAAGCCGCCCTTTGCAGCTTGCTTTAGCGTGTTGCGGATTGCCTCTTGATA